TGGTCACGATGGTGACGAAAGAGGAACTTCATTCCCAATCATGCTTTGTAAGTTTAATTCAGGGCATCAATTGGCAAGTGGTGGCACAAATGCTGCTGCACCAGGAGGAGGCTAATCATGGCTGTAATGAGTAGAGCAAATCTCTTAAAAGAGTTACTCCCAGGTTTAAACGCATTGTTTGGACTAGAGTATGAAGGCTATGAAAACGAACACGCTGATATCTATGAAACTGAAAACTCAGACAGAAGTTTTGAGGAAGAGGTGAAGCTATCAGGGTTCGGTGCAGCCCCAGTGAAGCAAGAAGGTGCAGCCATCTCTTACGATGTAGCACAAGAGTCATTCACTGCTCGTTTTAATCACGAGACAGTGGCTATGGGTTTCTCTATCACAGAGGAAGCTATGGAAGACAATTTGTATGACAGCCTATCAGCACGTTATACAAAAGCACTTGCTAGAGCTATGGCTTACACAAAGCAAACAAAAGCAGCGTCACTTCTAAACACTGGTTTTGATACATTCACTTCTGGTGATGGAGCTTTTCTATTTAGTGACTCCCACGGAACCGTGGCAGGTGGTAATAATAGAAACCAACCATCAACAGCAGCAGACCTTAACGAAACATCTTTAGAGCAAGCTGTGATTGATATCGCAGCCTTCGTAGATGAAAGAGGTCTATTGATTGCAGCAAGACCAAGAAAGCTGATTGTTCCACCTGCATTGATGTTTACAGCTACAAGATTGCTACAAACAGATTTCAGAACAGGAACTGCTGATAATGACATTAACGCTATCAAGTCTAATGGGTCTATCCCAGAGGGCTTTGCTGTTAACCATTATCTAACAGATAGTGATGCTTTCTTCATCATCACAGATGTTCCAAACGGAATGAAGCATTTCGTTAGAACTCCTATGGCTACTGGCATGGACGGAGATTTCAACACTGGAAACGTAAGATACAAAGCGAGAGAGAGATATTCTTTCGGTGTATCTGATCCACTTGGAATTTACGGTTCAACAGGAGCTGCGTAAACTAGCAACCTTGGGGGCGAGAAATCGCCCCCTTACAATTTCACCTTGACAGCGTAAGCTGACATTTGCCACGACAAGGAGATTAATATGGGCAATACAACATTTTCAGGTCCAGTTAGAGCAACTGGAGGATTTAAAGCAGTAAACAAGAGTAGCACCACAGGTGCAATTACAGAGACAGGTTTTTCTGTAAATTCAACAGGTCAACTCATTTCTATGGGTACACGAAAGATACAGTCTTTCGCAGGTACACTAGCAAGCACAAACGCAGCATCTGTAGCGTATGGAGATGGTGACTGTCTTGTAGAGTTAGGAACACTAAACGTAGATGCTCCTGATGATCTAGTTACACCATCAAAGATATTCGTACACAGAGCTTTGATTGGTATTACCACAGCAGCAGGTCAAACTCTTGCAGGTAACTTAGCATTGAGTTCTACTTCTGGAACAGCTACAAATGCAGCCGTATCAGGAACAGAGATCGTTGGTGCAGGTGTTACATCATTTAACGAACAGCTAAGTGCTACACAGTCTATCACAGAGATTGATATCAATTTTAACAACACAGCAGGTAACTATCACATCTTCGTGCCAAACGTAACGGCTGCTGTTGCAAATGTGCATCTATATGCTAGAGCGACAACGGCTGTTAATGCTGATATAACAGCAGGAAGATTTACAGTTGAACTAGAATATTCAGTATTCTAAGGGGGTAAAACATGGCTGATGCAGTAACATCACAAACCCTTTTTGATGGCGACAAGCACGTTGTTATGAAATTTACAAACATTTCTGATGGCACAGGTGAGTCTGCTGTCAAGAAGGTTGATGTCAGTGCATTGGAATCAGATATAAATGGCAATACTTGTACGAGTGTTGCCATAGAGAAAATCTGGTGGCAGTGCATAGGCATGAAGGTTAGAATGTTTTTCGATGCAACGTCTGATGCTTTTATAATAGAGTTAGGTGAAAATCAGAGTGGTCATCATGACTATAGTGAGTTTGGTGGTTTAAAAAATAACGCAGGTTCTGGAAAGACAGGTGATATTGACTTTACTACTGTAGGTCACTCTAGTGCTGATACATATACTGTCATTCTGAAGATGCGTAAAACATACTAACGTGTTCGATCCAGTAACTATCTCGGCTGCTGTCGCTACGGCAAGCACAGCCTTTAACGGCATAAAAAGGGCGTTTCAGGCAGGTCGTGATTTGGAATCCATGTCACAGGATTTATCCAGATGGATGGGTGCTGTTAGTGATGTGGATGCAGCTCACAAATCTGCCAAGAACCCTACCATGTTTCGTAAAGTATTTAGTGGGGGAAGTATTGAACAGGAGGCAATAGAAGCCTTTACTGCCAAAAAGCGTTTAGAAGAACAACGCTACGAGCTTCAACAGTTTATTAAGTTTACACATGGAACAGCAGCTTGGGATGAACTTCTTCGTATGGAAGGTCAAATACGCAAAAGAAGGCAACAAGAGATATATGACAAGAAGATATTTAGAGAAAAAATCATTGGTATCGTGGCAATTAGCATTGTCCTTAGTGTTGGCTTGGCTGTTCTTGGTCTTTTCGTCTACACCCTTATGGGTTTCGACAGAGGATGGTGGCTATCGGACTAGGGATAAATGTGTCCGTAAAGATGGAGGGCAAGAAACATTTGAGTGGGTTTGCACTGACGGAGTTATTATTTATCTGGCACAGTCGGAGAATATCAAGCAATGTTTCACCTGTTTTCTAAAGAAGTTTAGTGATTGGACATGGGAACAGGAGATTAGACGAGGGGTTAGAGAAGACCCAAAGTACATAACCTGTAGGAGATATAAAAGAGTGCAAGCAAAAAATGGACAGCAAGTTTGTCTTTATAAAGGTGCAAACGACACATACACTCTAGTGGTCGAGGGAACCTGCCCAAATGAATATCGTTGTCGTTATGATCCACATAGTAAGCCTCCTAACATAGATCAAGTTTTAGACAGCTTGAATGATAGTTTTAAAAAATGAAGACACTTGTATTTGCATTGGTAATTTTAGAAGGAACACAGATTTATGATGAATCTTTACAATATGGGAGCATTGATAAGTGTAGTTGGTATGCTAATAAGATAAACTTTTATAATGAAAGACAAACAAGAAATACATACTCAGCTTACTGTAAACCATTAGTGATTGAAAAGAATGAGGAATAATATTATAAATGTAAGAGATTGGAGGCTCTAATGGCAGTTGTAACACCAGACTTACCAGAGATATTTGAGGAAGCCTTTGAGAGAGCAGGGCTTGAAATGCGTTCTGGTTATGACTTAAAGACAGCTAGACGTAGCTTTCAGATATTAACATTAGAGTGGCAAAACAGAGGGATAAATCTTTTTACCATAGAATCTGGCACATTATCTCTGTCAGCAGGCACAGCCACATACACTATGCCATCAGATACCATTGATATCATTGAGCATACAATTAGAACAGGCACAGGAACATCACAGCTAGATACGAATGTAAATAGAATAAGTGTTTCTACGTTTGCCCAAAAATCAAATAAGAATACACAAGGTAAGCCAACACAGATATTTGTACAAAGACTAGCAGGCTCCACGACAGTCACGTTGCACCCTGTTCCAGACACGACATACACGTTAGCCTTTTTTAGACTAAAGGGTATTGATAGTATTGCCTCTGGTATAACAGGAACCACAACGAGTTTTGTGCCACCACGGTTTGTGCCATGTCTTGTATCAGGATTGGCGTACTACATAGCTATGAAAAAGCCAGAAGTGGCTGATAGAGTTGCAGGATTAAAACAAGAGTATGAGTTTCAGTTTGAACTAGCAGCAGGGGAAGACACAGAGACAGCCTCTATAAAGTTTGTTCCCTACAACACATTCTTTACGAGTGTCTGATGGCTTACGCTAAGGGAAAATATGCTTTTGGAATATGCGATAGGACAGGTTTTCGTTATAAAATGGAAGACCTTGTATACGAGTTTACCAATGGTAAAAGAAATGGTTTGAGGGTTGGAAGAGATGTGGTTGATCCAGATCATCCACAAAACTTTGTCGGTCAGATAAAGAGTGACGATCCTCAGTCCATAATTGATGCAAGACCAGACCGAACAGAGCCTTTAGAGTTATCTGTTGGTGTTGCTCAGTTTGACGACTTCGATTTAAAAATATCGCCAATCTTTGGTCTGGTTGGCATTGTCACGGTAACAACAAGCTAAGGAGATAAGATATGCCGATGAAAAGAAATAAAAAAGGAATGGCTAAAGGTGGAGCTATGAAGAAAAAGGGTATGGCAGCAGGTGGTAGAACCACTATGAAAAAACAAACCATGCGTGGTGGTGGAGCCATGAAGAAGAAGGGTTATGCTGTTGGTGGTGCTATGAAAAAGAAGGGCATGGCTAAAGGAGGCGTAATGAAGAAAAAGGGTATGGCAAAAGGAGGAGCCATGACTTTAGCTAAGATACGCTCTGCTGCTAAAGCCAAGGGATACAAACTAACTAAAGTATAAAATATGCCTTATCTACAAAGTAACATCCCACACTTCAAGTGTTGGGTACGGAGGGAGTATACCCATAATCATCAGAAGTATCATGGGGAGTTCCTTCACGCTATGGCTATTGCCGTGACAACAATGCCAAACAGGTGTCTCAGTTTTCAAGTTGTTTTTACAGGTTGTGAGACTGATGATACCGATGAGCCTAATGTGCATGGTGGAGCAATGTGGGCAAGAATGCCAATAACTGGTCTTGTCGCTGATACTCCAGTAGAGGAGTGGGCAGAACCGTTACCTGTCCACTACGCACAGCCGTGGGATTGTTCCTCCCACACCCACGCAGTGTATGTTTTGGACAGAGCTACACCATGCCCTTGGTTGGCTAAAATAGGGGGAGAGTTTTATCCTGCTAAGTATTATTTTACTGTTGATTACGCAGAGAATGAAATAGCTGATGATCCTGCACAGCATAAGCAAAGTCATGTTTTAGAACTGTTAGACGCAGGTAAATGGACAGGAAACATAGTTGCATTGCCTAACAATAGAGTTCGTGTTACACATCCTGCATGGTTTGAAACAGGAGAAGGTCCTCCTGATTTCTTGCCATCACAGCATATACACTACTCAAAGTCTGATTTAGATTATGTCTTGGATGTTAACCAGATTTTTGATAATCTATACGCACCCAATAAGAGCAAAAAATGAATTATACAGAAATAACAAATGCGATCAAGGAATATACCGATAACACCGAAACTACTTTTGTTAATAATATTCCTAACTTCGTCAGGCAAACGGAAGAAAGAATATACCGATCTATTCTTATCCCAGAACTCAGAAAGAACGTAACCACATCCCTG